AGAAAAAGCTTATTATGCTTCCATCGGAAACGATGATCTGGCAGCCTGAGTTCACAGATAAAACACTCTCCAGGAAACCCGGGGCGGTTCATGGAGATAGTTATTTTTACGGATGAGCGAAGCCACCGCGTCACCAATTTCCGGATACATCTCCCTGATACGGGCAATCTGCTCATCAGAAATTTTTTCGTTTTCCGGTAACGGTGTGGGCTTCATACCGGCCTGGTGGATCTGAGACGTCAGCAGTTCCACCCTGCGTTTTTCTTCAGCTATCTGCCCACGAAGAAGTGCGGCTTCCTGTTCGGCCCGTTGCTTACCGGAACGTTCAGCCTCAAGGACTTCATAGGGAATGACGTGTTTACCGTCGCGGGTGAGCACCCCCTTCGCTTCCGGCTCCTTCACGTCCTGCGTCTGCTCCACACTGGCATCCGGCGTCGGTGCCACATTGTTATCGCCCGTCTGAGTCTGTGCTTCCTCATCCGCATGTTTTTCCGTGGTATCTTCCGTCACGACGTCCTGTGCGTGACTGTCAATATCCACATCCCCAAGTCCTTCCAGCATTTTTTCCAGTTGTTCCGGGGTTTCTTCACCCGTAAATTCAAAATCCATAAATAACTCCGCATGGTCTGTTTATCGGACAGATCCGAATGGTTGAGTAAATAAGGCTTATCGCTGCCCCCGCGAATAAGCGCACCGCTCCCGGAACGCTTACCTCCGGAAACAAAAAACCCCGTACGATGACGGGGTTCAGTTGAAGCCAGAGTTTTCAGAGCGACATTTCATTCATCCGCTGTTGTAACGTATACAGCATCTGTTGCTGAAGAACGTCCTGCTCCTGTTCCATATTCTGTACGCCGGTAATGATTTCTGCCGTATGTGCCTGGTTAAGCGCATCCACATAACGCTGCCCCTGTGTCAGGGCGACTTCCCGCTGTGCACTGGCATTATCCCGTTGTGCAGCTGCATGTGCCCTGGCGGCGTCAGCTTCCAGTTTTGCCACTCTGCCAGCCATCTCGCGCATCTGGAGTTCTGCCTGTTGTTGCTGAAGTGCCTGTTGTTGTGCCGCTACTTCCTGTTCTTCCGGCGTCATTTCATCCGGTGATTTTGGCGTCCCCAGCGCAGCACGAATACGCTCAACAAACTCCTGTTTCTGCGGCACATCCAGAAGATTAACCCACAGGTCGAGCACAACAGCCTGCACCTGAGGCGGCAGCCCCTGAATAACCTCTGACATTCTCTGTGCAAGCTGTGCCTTAAACGCCGGTGTCTGCTGAACAGGCGCCAGCGCAATATGTGTATTTAACCTTGAAATATCATTGGTCAGTTCACCATTATCACCTTCAGCATTGAGGACAATGGTCTGGCGACGCTGGCGATCATCGCGATTAATCACCACTGCATGATTACGGCGTTTTTTCAGGTCATCGAGAAGATAAGCCAGCAACAGTCTTCCCACCTGCTGGCAGGCAAACTGGTAGTTATCGTTGATTTCCGCAAGGGTTGTGGCCCCCTGCTCCACCAGGTTACTGATAGCCACGCCTGACGTCGCACCTGAATCCTGCCCGAGAAATGCGGAATACACTCCCATGGTATCCTGGATAAGTTTTTCCGATTCCTGCATGACCTGAAACTGCTGGCTGGCAACCTGAAAATCCTGCTCAACCCGAAAAACATCTGCGACACTTTTCTGATTTTTTCGGACCGGATTCAGTTTAATAATGCCATCCGGACGTTCGAGCTGCTCCATCAGGTCGTTGTCTGACAACTGGGTGGCATCCTCGTCCATAATCACACGTTTGGCCTGAAGCAACCAGGTCAGCTTGATACGACGAAAATTCACCTCATCCTGTGCCGGAATGGCGCGGGAAATTAGCCCGTATGGCTCCCCGGTTTTATCCTTTCGGTATCCCCAGAAAGGAACCAGCGGAAACATCCCCTGCGGAGCACTACAGGGGCGATCCACAATAAAGTGCGGCCCGACAAACCAGGCTTCACGAATACGGCTTACCCGCCCGACTTTCACCTGAACCCGCCCGGATGCCACAGCTACCGCCTGCATCAGATTATTTTTATCAAAGGCCACCACCCGTCCATTACTGAGTTCAATCACCGGAAGACGCTCGAATGTACGGTAATAAACCACCTGAAGCAGCACACGACGGCGTTCACGCTGAAGCCATTCGTTCTGCTGTCGATCCCATGACTGATACTCTTCCCATGCACTCATCAACGGACTGGGCTGGCCTTCAGTAACCGTGGTATCGACAAAACCACGCCAGTCATCAATGGCATAATCGATAACCTGAGCCATTCCCGGGAATGTAGCTTTTGCCTCATCGGTATCCATCCAGCGGCGACGCATCAGCCAGCGGCAGTCACTTAAATCAGCCTCCCGGCTCAGCCAGTCCCAGAAAACCTCATTCCGGCTGACAGTAGACACCTTAAATTCAGGCCCGAACGGATCACTGTTTCGTCTGACCTCCACCCAACTGAGGCCCGCCTTGATTTGTTCCGCATAGGCATCGGAGCGGGCCTTATTCATGTTGCCAAGACGGCACGCATCAGCAAACTCCGCATTAATGGCCTCTGCCAGTTTCTCTGTATCATCGTTCGGATCGTCTGACATCACTATCAGGTCCGTTCTTGTTTTTGCCTCCATTCCCAGTACACCATCTACCGTGGGGGCAATGAGGTTATGGATGGTCATGGGCTGACCGCGATCTTTCAGTACCTGGATAACTTCCGGTGCCAGCTGGTCGCCATCATAATACGCACAGGCCTTGTTTGCGGCATCACGCCAGAGAGGCTGACTGTCAATATCAGAACAGAGAGACAGTAACTGACGCTGAGAAAAACGCGGCGTGGATCCATGATCGTTTTTCATCGCTGTGGTGTTAATTTCATTTTTCATCAGTGTGCCATCCAGTGTGTGGTTCTGCGTTTATCCGTTTTCTGTTTTACCCTCACCGGCATTCTGGCGCGCATCTCCTGGGCAATCATGTAGCTCATGAGCTGATCATCAAAGCAGCCTTCCTGTGCATTCATGGAGCCTTTCGCGTCATAAACGTAGGTGTTCATTTCCGATAATGTGCCTGACCAGCGGATCCCTGATATTCCATTATTCAGAAGCGTTTTCATTCCTTCGGTCAGAACAGGTTTGCTCTGACGGGTTGTCAGCCAGCCAAGGCGGGGCGTATCGTCGTCATATGCCTGGTCAAGATGCTGTTCGTTGTAGATATAACGTGTCGGATAGAGTTCCCGGAGTTTCAGGATAACTGCATGTCCGTGATTATTACGCTCCGGCCCCACAAACGCGTTGTTATACATACGACAGACCTGCGAAATGAGATGAGCAAAAAGTTCAGCATCGAGATGCCCGAACCAGTGAGCCACCTGCTCGCCATTACTGCGTTTGACAACATCCAGCGATGAGCGGTCTCCGTGCTCCAGCCCTTCGGCAGTATCTGCCCCACAAACATACTCTTCATCCGGATCCGGCAGTTCCCATACCAGCAGATAATTCATCAGCGTCCGCTGCAACTCGTTTTTATTTCCTTCACGCAGAGACTGAGCTTTAGTCTTCGCTCCTGTAACAGGTTCAATGTCATAAACAATCATCGGTGGCGAACAGAATGATTCTGCCTGCAACGTACTTTCGGCACTGAACACACGTCGTCCGGACGTCAGAAACGCCTCCTGTGGCGTTGAGGGAAACTCCTGCTTCATTTCCTCACGCTGTTCAGTTTCCTTATTGATGTACCACTGCTTCTGTTCATCAGTAAGCGTGATGTTCATTGCCTTCTCAACCGCAGAAAAATACGTCATTTTTTCCCGTGACAGCTTCAGCCCGCTTTCCGGCACTCTGGCGCTGTATTTAGGATCCTGCCACCAGGCGTAAAAATGGAATTTATAATCCTGTGCCGTCAGCAATAAGCCTGATGCAGTGATCTCCTGTGCTCGGTTACTCATCTCGTAAAAATCACCACCCACGCCTTCAGCAGTGGACTCATCAAAAATAATGCATTCATCAGAGACGGCATTAAGCGTACCGGTTCGCAGTTCTTTCGCCTTAGCCGGATATTTCGCGCAAATTTTGCCGTGCTCTGAGATATGCAGGCGCTGCACCGTACCTGAACGGAATGAGGTTGCCACCTGGATACTCGAGCCGTGACCAAACAGGATATAGCCACCGCTGGCACCGCTACGACGTTCAACGATGGTGAATGAGGCTCTCAGCCAGTCAGGGAGATGATCAAACGGTACAGCAATTTTTGTGCGGAAAATTTCACTGGCAGCCTGTTTATCCTGAGCGACGATCCCGCATTTGAGATGCGGAATGAATAATGCCTGGTCGAGAAGATAAATATCAATGGCTGTGGAAAATCCCAGCTGGCGCGCTTTCAGGATAATATTTTTATTGTGCATGCTCCGGAACAACTGGCGCTGCGCCGGTCGCATTCTGAAGGTGACCAGTTCACCTTTTTCGTTCTGTATTTTGTAGAGATGATTGAGCCGCCACCAGGGATTGCTCAGTTTAGTCATGATGAACAGACGTTGTTCAGCCTCGGTCATTTCTGACGGCTCATCACATCGCGGTTCATTCTTCCGGAATGTCATCCAGTCTCCCCGAATTACTCATTTCATGCAGCGATGACACGATGTCACTGACAGGCGTAACAACGCCCCGACGCTGGTTGGTCAGAATATCGGTTTCAGCTCTGAGTTTATCTCTGGCGGCGTTGATTCTTTCCCGGTCAGCACGAAGTTTTGGTGCTGTCTCAGCCAGGACGTCCAGCGTCAGCAATGAGCGTTCAATTGACTCGATACGGGCAATATTCCGGTCAAGGGCCTGTTCAGCTTTGAGTATTTTGTCGTAAAGAGCAACACGGGTTTCCACGTCAGTTGCCTCTTCCAGGTCGGCGAACATCCCTTTAAGTGCCTTAGTTACTGAAAGTGCGCGGGCCCGGGTGAACACCAGTTCATCGAACAGCACCATGTCGGACGCATCATCCATGAGGTTATCTGCCTCAAGATACTTCGCATATCCACGGTGTCTTACGGCGTGGGTGTTTCGCTGAGAAAAAGCGTTTGAAGGTGGTAAAAGTCGGGAACCACGAATCCGTTTCGTTTCTGCCGAATTTGCGCAGTTTTTTTCAGAGTTTTTTGCGCATTTTTCATCGCCGGAACCCGCGTCATTGCAGGGTTCTTCATCTGAGATGTCATGATCGATTTCATGATCGGTTTTATGATCAATTTCATGATCGATTTTGCCCATTTTTATACGGGTTCTGGCGGTGTTGTAATTAATCTTTTTCTTCCGGCACCAGTCCAGTAATGTTATTCCCGTTTCGGCATGTTCGCGTCGGAATGCCTGCTCCAGCTTTTTCCAGTCCAGCTTTGCCATGTCACGTTCTGACGTCCTGTGTTAAAAACTGATGCATAATGACCGCTGTGATTTTTCAGATTTCACACAGCAGCACCATATTTGATCGATATTTGCACAATGCGGTTGTTTTATCCGGTTTCTTCCACCACCGCACCGGACAGGCGGCTTCGCGGGAAATCGCTCCCATCTCGTGAAAAATGAGAAAACCCGGTGTGCATCGTTTTTGATTATCCCCGCACACTCCCGCAGAGAAGTTCCCCGTCAGGGCTGTGGACATAGTTAATCCGGGAATACAATGACGATTCATCGCACCTGACATACATTAATAAATATTAACAATATGAAATTTCAACTCATTGTTTAGGGTTTGTTTAATTTTCTACACATACGATTCTGCGAACTTCAAAAAGCATCGGGAATAACACCATGAAAAAAATGCTACTCGCTACTGCGCTGGCCCTGCTTATTACAGGATGTGCTCAACAGACGTTTACTGTTCAAAACAAACAGACAGCAGTAGCACCAAAGGAAACCATCACCCATCATTTCTTCGTTTCTGGAATTGGGCAGAAGAAAACTGTCGATGCAGCCAAAATTTGTGGCGGCACAGAAAATGTTGTTAAAACAGAAACCCAGCAAACATTCGTAAATGGATTGCTCGGTTTTATTACTTTAGGCATTTATACTCCGCTGGAAGCGCGGGTGTATTGCTCACAATAATTGCATGAGTTGCCCATCGATATGGGCAACTCTATCTGCACTGCTCATTAATATACTTCTGGGTTCCTTCCAGTTGTTTTTGCATAGTGATCAGCCTCTCTCTGAGGGTGAAATAATCCCGTTCAGCGGTGTCTGCCAGTCGGGGGCCGGTTGCATTATCCACGCGGGCGGTGCCGGTGGCTTCACGCACGGGACCTGGACAGGTGGCGTTGATCCGCAGGCTGCGGTAACCAGCGGCAACGTCAGCGCGAAGAGTTTCATTTTCAGCTCTCGCATCGGCTAATTCCCTCGAGTATCTGGCATCAAGTGCAGCAACATCACGCTGGCGCTGCTGCATATCAGTAATGGTTGCATTTGCCAGCTCCAGCTCACTGACTTTTTTATCGCGCTGCTCTTTGTAGGTTATGGCGTTATCGCGGTAATGATTCAGCCCCAGACTAAGCGCACCACAGGCTACCAGCAGGACAATAATCACCACACACAGAACACGGTTCATCTCTCTTTCACCCCACCAGTCCCGATAACGTCAGGACTCGCCAGGCGGTGGAAAAGAAAATGGCAACCAGCATGACTAAAAATGAAATGCCGACGATTACACAGAGGATCTTCGCCAGCGTTATGAGTTTATCCGATATCATTAGCCACCACTCCATCAATCCGCCTTTGTTATTTTCCCTTTGCCTGTATCAGCCAGGACAAAATCAATCAGCAGATTCGCTTCGTTTATCAATGTGCGGATTTTTGATACATGCGCGGATTTAACCTGTTTCCACTCATTCAGCCCGGTAGCAAACACACTGGCAATGTTTTTATCCCGTTTCATGTCAGCGCAAGCCTGATTGAGTTCTTCCATCACACTCATTCGACGGGGATTAACGACAAAACCCTTCGTCCAGTATTCATAGAGAACATCGTCACACTCTTCCTGATACTGGATTACCTTGCCGCGGATTTCGGGTTTTACTTTGTTGGGATTGATGGTTTGTAACCAGCCTGCAAGTTTTCGAAGCGGCAGGGACACCATATTGCGTCGTTTCCCATCCTCAGCAACCATAACGATTTCCGTTATAGTTGACGCAAAACGCTGTCTTAACTTAGCCAACTGTGATTGCCAGGCCAGCCCCATCCCCGCAACGACAGGTTTCATGGGAACGTATGGTTCGCCGTTATGGTTAACCACATAAAGAGAATCGCCGTGAAACGGCACGGTCATCATATTCATCGGTTATTTCCTTTTAGTGATGAACCCTGCGCACAGGAATAACCAGCCCAAAGAGGGTTAACCAGACCACTGCCGGTTATCCACCAGGGCTCATCCTGAAAGGTTCTTTGGTTTATTTACGCTTGTGCGAAGCGCAGAAATGACAAAGGCACCATTACGGTGCCTCTTCATGAAACAATCTTGTTAACTTTATTCACTTACATTTTGCCAGTTTGCAGGATTTCGTGTTATCTGCCGCGTTGGCCAACGTCATTTTTCAGCAAAATATTCTGCTTATCTGTCGATACCCCAGCATGACAGCGCACTCTCCTGGTCACGTCTTGATACCTGACCGTAGCAATTATTTGAGCGGATACGGCAGTCTCTGCCACCGTCCTTAATCCACCAGCGAATCGCTTCGCAGGCACCTTTTCGATCACCTGCATTAATTCGTTTATAAAACGTCGACGGGAAACACTTACCGGGGCCAATGTTGTAAGGACAGAATGACGCAATACCCGCTTTCTGGGGTTCAGTCAGTGGCACTCTGATGTTCTTCGCCACCCATGCCAGCGCCTTATCCCGTTCGATAGCGTTAACCCGGTCGCATTTTTCCTTCGACAGCTTCATGCCAGGAATCACAGGCTTACCATCCACCCGGGTGGCTCCACGGCAGATGGTCCAGATACCCACACCATCACGGTATGCCGTGGTGTGGTTACCTTCCTTTTCATCCAGAAACTGGTCGAGGATTTCAGGCGCAGAAGCACCTGCGGCAATCAGCGC